TTATCAAGAATTCAAAGTCGAGGGATCTGAATTAAGGCGCTATAAACATAAGTTTTTGAAAAGATTGGACATGTATCATGACCTAATCTTTGATGACAAAGAGAAGACAACACCCATGAAAGCAGAGGACTTCGGTGCGTGATGATCTGATGGTACAGCAACAGGTAGAAAACGCATGGCAACACATGGTGGGTGTGATCTGTCTTAATAAAACAGGGCGTAAGAAAGTCAAAAAAATATTACCAGGATTTTTTAAAAAATTTCCAGGACCATTTTCATTATTAAAATCAAATACAGATACGATAGCAGAGATGTTAAAAGATCTCGGCATGAAGAATGTCAGGGCGAACAGGATATGGAGAATGTCAAAAGAGTATCTGACATGGGATGGTGAGGACGCAACAGAATTATTTGGTATCGGCAAGTATGGCAGTGACAGCTACAGGATATTCTACAAGAATGAGATACCGGATAACATACAGGACAAAGAACTAAAAAGATATGTAAAGGAGGAG